CCATAGTACTTGTCAAGTCCACGTTCATCATAAAACAACCTCGTTTCAATTAGAGAATTTTCTTTTGTAAACCTAGACTTGAATGCTTTGCACTTGATGATGTTACCTACAACTTCGGTTCCATCCTTCTCTTTTGATTTTGACAGATAGATGATTGTGGAAGCAGCATACTTCAGACCAGAGCCACCACCCATTTCTTTGGTTGGCATGTATGATCCAATAACATCATAGGTATGGTTAGTGACAATCATAGGAATGCCAGCAGTACCTAGCTTGAGAGAAAGAATTCGGAACACAGACTTAATAACCTGTGAACGTGTCATATCCCTGGTTTCCTTGCCTGCAGAGGCATCCTCGATCTCCTTGGTGGTCGCAAGCATTCCCAGAGAGTCTAGCACAAACATCAGGGGTGGACGATCCCCCTTGGCTAGCTTCATGTACTCATCCACAACCTTGATTGATTGAGTACGAAACTCCTGAACTGTAGATACTGGAACTAGACCAACTCGTTTGGCATCAATACCACGACTGGTCATCATATCCTTGGTAATTGCAGACTCAGTTTCAAAGTAAATTACTTCTCCATCAGGATTCTGTTGAAGGAAGAATTTAACGATTGAGAGAGCAAAGAAAGTTTTTCCAGTAGATGACTCACCAGCGAGAGCTGTAATCTTGTTGTTAGGTAGCCCCCCAAAAATACTGCCACTAAGGAGAGCATTAAAGATATAACTCCCAGTGTCAACAAAGCCCCCACAATCTCCTGCGGCGACTCCATCTTCGACGATTCCTGCATACTCGTTATCTAACTCTTTGATAACACTATTTAAGAAACTCATGATTAACTCCTAATAATAATTTACAAAAATGCTTCTAGTGTTCCTCGTCTTTCAGAAACCCAGCCAATAGAATTTAGTACTGAGTTGAGTGGTTCTAGAAAGCTCTTGGAAAACTGCATATCAAAGTCAATATACTTATGCACATTAAACTCTGGAGGCAGTGTTTGAAAATATGATATCACATTTTCTTGAATTGGGTTAGGAGTTTTCAAGTATACAAACTTGATCTTTTCTCCTTCCTGAATATATGGATACTTATTGGCAATCTTTAATTTTTTAACAAGATGATTGTATAGAATTGCTCCTCTGACTTGGATTGGAGTTTTTGGAGCATACAGTGTAGATGATCCCTTGTATTTCTTGAGATTGTTCAAACTACGAGGGAATGAAATGTCTACAATATCTTGTCTTCTAGTTTCCATCTTAACCTTATTGATGAAATCAATCAGAACATCATTATCCTTCATCAGAATAATTTCAAATGCCTTAGTCAATTTATCTCTGAAGTATGATGGCGTGGAGGATCGTGCAGTTTCAAGACCCATGATTTTCATCTTGGGTTTCTCGTATCTTACACCCTCAGAGTCCCATACGTTGAGAATGTAACGTTTCTTTGCAGTCCAGATTCCTTTATCTGCAATGTTCTCACGTTTCATCTTCATCTTCTGGGAATATGCATTCACATAGTTCGCCAGTTCTTGGTAAGAACTTTCAATATAAGGCTCAAGTTCCACCGTACAGATCTTATCAATGAAATTGACAATTTTCTCAGTAGTCGCTTCTCTTCCCTTGAATATATGAGAGACCAAAGGACCCATATTGAGATAGATGGAATCAGTATCTGAAGCAACAACATAATCTTCGTTATCTGTCTTGAGAATTTTATTTAGATACGCATTCATCTTGTTTTCAATCCAGCGAATTGAAAGCTGACCAGAAAGAGTAATAGCTTCTGCGTTGGTGATCAGGAAATACCTAAAGTATTCATTTCCGATGGCACCATAGGCAGAGTTAAGTTGAATCTTACGTGCCATCTGAATGTTATTGCATCTGGCGATCTCTTTCTTCAACTCCGTCGTTGGAGTCTTTTCGTATTGCTGTTTGGCAGCAAGCATCTTCTTTTTGTAGATGGTTCGGTCTTCATAGATCTTCTCCATCAGTTTGGGAAGGAACCCTTGCTCATGAGTATCAAACATTGCTCCATTGGCACATACCGTAGCACATTCTAGTGAACTGGTATCAATTTGTTTATGGAGAAGTTTATCTACATTAATGCTTGGGAATCTCTCTTGTAGAAGAGTTTCAGGAGAGATATTGTATTGCATGATGAGGTGAGGATACAGTGAGTTCAAGTCAAATGAAACCACCCACTCATGCTTACCCAAAATAGGATCCTTTACATATGCACCTTCATATGCATAATCCTTCTTTTGACTGACTTTTGGAGGAACTACAATGTGCTTACGCTTTAGATAGTTGAAGATGATATTGTCCCAAGTCTTTACTTGAGAATAAACATCTTCAAAGTTCTCCTTTGCGTCATACGCCATGGTGATTGCAAGTTCAATCAGTTTCATCTTGTCATCCATGCGGTCAACAAGTTCTACGTCATGAATGTTATAATCAATGAACTTCTGCCAATCTTTTGTATAGAAGTCTTTGAAGTTTTCAAACTCGGAGTGATCTAGTTTCTTTTCTCCAAGCTCAACAAATGCAATATGATCTAGACGATATGATTCCTGGTTTGTATATGTGAATTTTTTATACAGATCAAGATAGTCTAGAACAGATAGACCTGCAATCTCATAGATGATATGTGGTCTACCCATGATTACTACTTCTCGATTGGTCACTACAGTCCAGGGAGAAATAGATTTCATATGCTTTGTAGATAGAACTTTATCTAGCCTACGCATGATGTATGGAATATCGTAAAGGTATACGTTCCACCCAGTCACAACATCGGGAGTATTCTGAACCCACCAATTCAGGAAGTCTTGAAGCATTTCCTGCTCAGTCCAGAATACTCGATACTCAACATCTGAGCGAGTGTTCTCATACTCACGAACACCCCATACAATCAGTTGCTTTGTATTGATATCTTTGATTGTAATACAAAGCATTTCTTCGGCAGCAGCTTCCACATTAGGAAACCCGTTCTCACATGCAACCTCAATATCAAGAGAGACGATCTTCATTGAAGAAATATCAAACTTGATTTCCTCTTCTGGAAACTGATCTGCAATGTATTGATACAGAAATCTCTCGTAACCATAAACAACAAAGTTGTTTACATCCTCATACTTCTTGAGAAAGTCTTTTGCATCATTAGTCTTATCAAATTTGATAGGACTTACGCATTCCCCATCTAGAGTTTTATATTTACTTTCCTTCTTGGATGGAACAAAGAGAGTAGGAGAAAACTTGTCCTGGAATATTTCCTGAACTCCATTGTTGTAGCCACGATAGTGAACTACATCACGAATGAGTTGTACGTTGGTATAAAACCTCATTTAGAAATTAGTTGAACGTAAAGGTTTAGAACTTCTGGAAGTGGATCAACAATTGTCATGATCCTATCAGAATTTAACAGGATATCTGTATCGTTGGTGAATAGTGGATACTTGAGTAATTGAGCATAATCACTCTGAACTGTAACAATCTCTTTTTCATCTTTAATATTTTTTTCTTCGGTTGTTTGCAGAAACACTGCATTATCTGGAGGAAAATGCTTATCGTCTTCGTTGTAATCCCAATAGGTTAGCTCCACAACTCGATAAGGATTCTTCATGTAAAGAGAAGGCTCTTCATCTAGTTCTTCGTACTCACAGATAATATAGTCATTGTTAATAAGTTGAATCAGCTTAATATTCATGGTAAGCTCCAGGAGAACATCTCTATGTATGGTAGCATACCCAGGCTCGCTTGTCAAGTAAAAAGACCCAATCCCTGATAGTTGCCAGGGTGGGTCTGTGCCGACGATATTTGGGGATTTCCCAATTCTATTTATTTGAATCTTCTGTTAAAAGTTGTGACTCTATTTTTACTCCAGGAATATTCCATGTAGTTTTCTTCTGGTGCTCTGGAATGATTCTTTCAATATCTACAGTTAGTAGTCCATGCTCAAACCCTACAGAGGATACTCGATGTTCATCTGAGAGTTGAATCTTACGGGTGAATGAACGTTTGGATAAACCTTTGTGTACATACTGTCTTGAAGTATCTCGTTCCTCAACTTTGCTGGCAATTGTGAGAACGTTTTGTTCTGTAAAGACTTCAATCTCTTCTGGTTTAAATCCTGCAAGAGCGACTTCAATTGTGTAGTTACTGTTGTCATACTTGACGATGTTGTAGGGAGGATAGTTTACATTTACCGAATGCTGCATAGCATCGAGTCGGTTAAACATTTCATCCAGACCTACAGCGAGTGGAGCGTAATCGTTCCAAAATGAGTCTAGTGATTGAGTGGTGAATTTCATCTTCTTAATCTCCTTGGTAAGCGAGAGTTTTTATTAGAGACCCCGAAGGCATCTCTTCACAATTATATATATGAAACCAACAAAAAGTCCAGTTCGGATTTCCGAAAATAAATATTATTGCATTTGCACAATACGGTATGCTCTCTACTCAATATCGCCTGAGACTTCAGGCAATTTGTGATAAAATAGTAAACAGAGAGTCGGTAGAATTATCTGATATGATTTGGGCGGAAAAACTTGCTGCAGCTAATAGAACAGCAGGCACAATGCTCAGACAGGCAAGGAGACGAGCAGAAAATCCAGATATGACCGAGGACAGCCTAGATGGCTTTTTAAATGCCCTTGATATTGGTGGCATCGGTCATGAAAGAAAAGGAATCAGTGGATTCGACACAGTGGATGATATTGTAGATTTCTTTACAGAAGATAAACCTGACGACTGGAGACAAAGAGATTAAAAATAAATAGATATACGTTCATCGCTCATAGCGACGGAAGTAAGCCGACTCGGAACGGATCGTTCATCCCAAATGGGACGCAAAAGCCGACTGAAGGAACGCTCTTTAACCTAAAAAACTAAGGAGAACCCTAATGTCACAAGCAACTTATCGTGGTGCTCATTACGACACCGAAACTCGTAAAAATCAAATCGCTTCTAACTGGTTGACAGTTATTCGTCAACAAATTGAAAAAGAAGAAAGGCTTAAGCAAGCACAACTCGCAATGGCGATGAAATAATAAAAAGGGGGCTAAATGCCCCCTTTCTTTTTATTCTGCTTGTTTTTTCTTTCCAATATTGTATTTGGATTCTAGAGTCCAATCATTCTTGTCTTTGAATGATAGAACTTTGATTTGACTTAGAGGTGCCGCATCGGCTACTTGATCTTGATTAACAATCTTAACAAGTCCCCAGTCCTGTAGTAATTGAGCAATTCGATTCTTCCTTTGAACGTCGTTCAAAAATAGATTAGCTCGCTTACCATCTAGAGCAAAAAGCTCTTTGAAATGTACGATATAATATCTACCTTGTTTATGCAGAATGTGACAAGATTGATATAGCTTCTTTTCTTTTCTAGAAGCAACTCCAATACGAGTTAGAGTTTCTCTTACTTTCAAAAAGTCGTCTGGCTCATTTAGAGTGACTTCGACCATTTGTTCTGGTGCCCAACTCACTTCACTATCGGTGCTCATTTTCTTCCTCCACGATTCAATTTAGATTTGATAAATTCAAGTTGTTCGTCTGTTAAAATTTTTAAAGCGGTTTTAGCTTTTTCATCACTATACCCATAATATTCTTTGACGCATTCCAGAGAATCTAATTTCTCTTTCTTTAGCCAAGGAGAGAAACGTTTCTTTGGTCTGATAGTATTTATATAAAAATCATATTGCAACTTCTTGTCAATATGAGAATTTAAATTCATCTCATTTGCAAGAAGTATAGTATCTATAAACCCAGAATAGCATCTGTTGACAATGTATGGAGGATATTGTCTTTCAGATTCTTCATCAGAATCCATCAAATTTTGCTTTGACAAATTGATGGAGTTTAGATAATCTTTAAGTTCTGCCACGAAATCACACAATAATTTTTTTATCTGGAGTAATGATATTACTATACATCTGAGTGTATTGATCTACAATACCTTCATCAGCTTCAGCAATATATACCACAAACTTTCTATCTACAGTGATTTCAGTTTGTGCTTTGCTAATCATCGGAGACCATGGAGCAAATCCAAGTGTTCCCTGTCCAGTAGGAACTCCAACAATTGCATTTGCTCCATGGT